CCAAAAAATGGGGAAGGTGAACAATAGGGAATAATAAATTCAACAGGTTGACCTGTTGCAACATCAAGTTCTACACCGGGATAACTAGTCTTACATTGTAAATTATTAGCAGCAGTTTGGGTCATACTTGAGGTTTCATAGGGAGCAAAATAAATCCACAATTTTCCTTGTGAAAAAGGTTGAGCATTTACAACAATTTTAACACCTACATTAGCACGAAAATGGGTATAACCTGACAGTTTATTTTGAATATTCAAATTGGTGTTAAAAATATCAAAGGGAAATTTAAATCTACTTTGGGCAGCATCTGTTGTAGGGGAACTGTTAATAGTACGGGCAGTACTCCAGATTCTATTACCACCCAAAATGGTTGGTCTAGATAAAATATCTATAATACTATGGGTTCTAGATTCACTACCAAATGTTAGCCAATCATTATCAAATGTAATTCCAGGTTTTGAAGAAATAATAGTTGGTTCTTCATCAACAAATTTATAAATTTGTTTGTCATCTAAATTTGTATTTGTAGCAGCTTAAATATTTTAGAAAAATTAGGGGTAAAGCTAAACCGACCTAATCCAAACTAACCAGAACAATAGCCTATATTTATAGTGGCACACATTGATCAATAGAAATTTAAAAATTTCTCCACTTACTATAAATAGTAACCAATAAACGGGATTTGCTGCTTTATAATTATGGTCATTTATATAAAGCCCCTATACATGGATTTAAGGGTTGGGGTTGAGTTCACCATAGGTTGTTTGATAAACTCTAATATATTCAAAATAAGTTAAAATTTGGGGTTGCGTTTTGAGGGTTTGTTTGCATACTTTTTCAATAAAGGGAACAACCTCATCAAAAATTTTTCTTCCATGTAGAGCAATTTCTCTACACGCAGTTTCAACATTCACACAACAAGCTTCATTCACATCAATTTCACCACGAATCCAATTACACATTTCTTTGCAAACTTTTAAATCAAGGGGAGCAACATAATGTACCAATTCATCATTGAAAAGAAATTTTCTTTTGAGAAAGCTAACCTCACTCAAATGTCTATAGGGAACAAGAATTTCAGATTTCATTTCATCAGTATAAGTCATGCCAACTTTAGGAAAATTTTGGGACATTGTAATTTGATTGAACCAAGGAATGCATTCATCAGAAATGTTCAAGATGTTGTCATCTCCATAAGAGATCATAGAAACATTTCTGTTAAAATCATTCATTGAAACAATAAGATTTGCTTCTTCAGCACAAACAAAAAAAATAACACGACAAATAACTGAATTAAAAATAGAATTAAGAATTGCTGTCATTGGGTGACCAGAGGGATGGGAATGGGTCCAAAGATAAACATTGTTATCATAAATGTGAACAGAATTGATAACTTCTCGCCACAATGTTCTTCTAATTGTTTCAAATTCAGGTTGATTATAATGTTTGATAATAAATTCTCCAATCAACTC